GGCACTTCTCAACCCAATAGTCGCGGCTGTTCGTTCGCTGTGCCAGCTGCCGCCCGCATTCCCGATTTGTCCCTTGCAGGTTTTTTAGTTCATCCCGGGCCTGCGCCAGTTCGGTTAACGCCTTAGAGAGCGGATGCTTAGGACAGGACTCGATGTGCTCTGCCATCACAGCGAAGTTTTCCGTGCCCGTTCCCGCTGAATATTTGTAGCCGCAGTATCCGCATATTTGAGTTTGGGCGGCCATCCGCTTTCGCAATTGCGCCAGCTCAGCGCGGGCCTGTGCCAAGTTTCTATCGCGTCCCTCGGCTATCTCGATGAAGAATTGACGTGATGTCTCTAGTCTGTCATGTTCTTTTGCCAGTGCATCACGGGCAGTGCAGGCGTCAGTGAGCGCCGCATCCAATTTGTTTGTCCTGATCTTTGCGTGCGCCAGTTTGTCACGGACTTGCACCAGTTCCTTCCTGCACTCCATTGCTTTGCGGAACCATAACTGTGCTATCCGCTTTGTGTCGGTCAGTTCATCACCTGGCCGCTCGATCGTTTGTTCTGTCATTGCTCCCCTTTTTTTGCGCTTCCATCACCTCTGCCTCGGCCCACTCCAATAGTGCCGCTCGATATTCCCGTTCCTTAGCAACCGCCGCCCGTCGCGCTTGAAGTTCCACGAGCCACAGTTGCTCAGTTTCGGCGAGTAGTGCTTTGACTATTTGTTTGGTTATCATGAGTCCTCGCGGGCCTGCTCCAGTTCGGCGCGCAGCGCCGCACAGCGGACATGACTTCAACTCACTCATACGTCACCTCCATCAGCTCCACGCGCATGGAAGTCGCCCCCCTCGCTGGCGGCGTCCACGCCTTCACCGTATTGCCGACCGTCATCATGCCGAGCAGCACGGCCAGCGGCGCGGCGACGTTCAACCGCCCGTCGCCGTCGCCGTCGGCAGCGACGAGGGTGAAGCGGCGCTCGTCGTCGTCGAGCAGGACGACTACTTTGGGTTCCCGGTATCAATCTCATGGCGATTCTCTCCAGGCGCGACCGTCCAGCAGGTGGCCGGCGCGCTTCTTGCCGACGCGAATCATCGTCACAGTTTCCTTGTAGGACGGATCACATGAACCAGATACATGCATGAACCGTATCCTAGAGCCCCAGTTGGTGCGACCTTGCCAAGTAGATAGTGTACTCTTATGCTCCTCGTTCTTGTACGGCATCCAAGCGCCCCAGGCTTTGAAAAAGTAGGCAATGCCATTCTCTTGGCAAAAGTCCCGCGTCCCCCTGTGCCAGTCGGGATGCGACGGCCTGGCTCCTGGCCCCGATTCTCCCCCAGATATAATTTGCGATACGAACTCCCAGCCCGTCCAGTCCACCGGCCCCAGCGCAGGCTCGTAGGAAACGAACTTGACGGCGGCTGGACACCGCTCCAGATACTCGCGCCGCTCGTCGGCTGTGGCCTGATTCTCAACGCTGACGCCGAGCCAGAGATTTCGTTGAGGTTCTTCTGCCTTGCTTCCATAAGCGGCCCGCAGCTTGGCGTAATACTCACACATAACAGGGGCCATTCTCCCTGGTCGTTTAGTTAGAATTTGGTAGGTATGCTGTGGTGTATCTCGTGTGACCTTGAGTACACGGAATATGAATGGCTCAAGCACATCTTCGTGGAATAAGTCGCCCATCGAGCACACAAAATAAATGGTTGGCTTCTTGCGCCTCAATGGTATATCGAGCCTGTCAGGGTGCAATGTCACATCGAAGTGATGAGGCGCTTCAGGGTAGCCATGCCTGCCTGCCAGCCTGCGAGCCATGCGCTTGGCATAGCAGTGAGTACAGCCGAGCGAACAGGGCGTACAGCCGGTCACGGGATTCCAGGAAAATTGCGTCCACTCAATTTTGGTCTTGGCCATTTCTCTCCTTTTCTCATTTGCGCCGAGGCGGGCTCAGGTTAGCGAGCCTCCACCCGCCCCGGCTACCAAGCCGCTTGCGCCCAAACCTCGAAGTCACGGGCCAGGAAACCCATATTTTGCAACTCCTCAAAAGACGAAAGCAGATGGTTCCTATTGTCGTGCTTTCCCATGCTAGTTCCACAGTGCCAGCGCCGCGAAACCCGGGTTGCATTGCTCCTCCATTACCTCCTGGCGTGCATGAACGCGCCAATCGTCATTCCTTGCCATTGCAGCACCAAGTGAGGCAATTCTAGCAGTAGACACATCACGGAGACTGTCTGGCAAAGTCTTCGCTGTCATCTTCTCAACCCACTGCTGGTGTCCATTCTCTGCTAATTCAACCGAGTCGTACATTTCCACGATCACGAGCTTGCCGCCATTATATGCTGGATGCGCAACTGCCGTTTCATACGGTTGCTCCGAATCTGAGACGGCACAGGTGTCTATGAAAAGATCACCTTCATCGTAGCGGTCAATGGCCCGCACGTCATAACTTGCTAGCATATTCGTAAAGTTAAACATATTCTCTCCTTTTCATTATGCCGACGGGATGCGCCGCCGGTGCTGTTGGTGGTGCGGTACAGCGGCAAAGTCGGCCCTGCTTTCTCTCAATCACAGATCGCGCTTACCTCCGCCGCCCGCACCATACCCATGAATTGTCAAGATCACAGAGGCAGGCCAGGTTCCCCACGCTGGCTCCCAGGTCGTCCCGTACTGGGATCGCCCATCCATTGCCCAGGTATTGTTACCTCTGCCTCTGTGAAGGCGCGGGGCCGGTCTCAATCCGGCCAACCTGTGCACAAGTGCCCGGTGCTGGGCCGTTTCACTACTCATCAGAGGCCATCCTGACTTTCGATCCTTGCTGTGCTCTGCGAGTCGCTTGCACCCACTGCGTTTCATCCTGGCAACGCCGCCCGCGCCAAGTTGTTATTGTCAATCTCTCTCGGTTCTTGGTGAAGTGGCTACCTTGCCCCGGTGTAGCCACGATTTGCTCTGCCGGGCCAGAACATCAGGTCTACAGCCAGTCCATAACCTTCGCAGGGTCGCAGCCCTGGAAATCTGGCTCGCTGGAGATATTCTGCAACACCACCGGCGGAGGCCCTGCAATACCCTTGGCCTTGAATCGTTTCACTGCCTCATGGAACATCTCAGGATAGTCTTTGTACGCCTCTGGGACGGCTTTCTTAGTACTGGCACTTGTCGTTGACGTGCCCTCACTCTCGGTACCCTCCGCCTCGGCCGCGGCATGTGCCGCCGCTTCATTGGCGAAGATCTCCACCAGTGCGGGAACGTTCAGTCGCCCCACATCTCCGCTGCTACGTGATGTGTACACTGCATCCACGCGGGGGTCTGGCACAAGCACTAAGCGGCCCCAGATGGGTTTGCTCCACTTGGTGGCTAGAATTTGGAGACACTTGCTCAGTTTGCCGCTCTCGGTGTCAAAGCGAGTGCCCCGTCCGATAGGTTGGTATTTCTTGGGGTCGCTTTCCCCAAGTGCACTCCACAACACAGCGCGGCGCTTCCACATCACGGATTGCTCATAGTCAGCGTCTTTGTACTTGTTCCTGCTGGGTGCATCCTCGTCCACCCACGACCCAATCAGTTCCCGCTGTTTTGTCTCAGTAGCAGCCACGTCTTGCCCAAGTTCCAACAGTTCATCCATTGGGAACCCAGGGTTGGCGAATCCAAGTTTATTTGCACTTGCCGCTACAGCCGCAGGGAGTGCAATCATGTGAATCTCATGCCGCGCTTTGTTGCTGCGCAGAGTTGCGACTTGTGCCGCGAAAGTGGCAGGGTCACCGAACGGGTTATTGTCTTGACTTACGTTGAGGAGGTTAGCGGCCGACGTCTCAAACCTCCATTCTTGGTCAGGGCGTTTGAGCTTCCCGAAACTCTCGACGCCCAGAGTCGCAATTGCCTCCCGGCACTCCTCGAACGTCTTGAAGAAAAACCGATACCAGGGGCCACTGCCTGTCACGAGGGAAGGTGTAACTCCTTCGCTCTCAACCACGCTTGCATCCAGTTCGGCAAGGAATGAGTAGGCGATACCGCCACTCCAGTACCCGATGAGATCGGATGTCATAACCCCGCCGACTGGGATTCGTACTTCCTCGTCGCTGAGGAAATCTAAGCCTTTCAATATGTCTGTCATCATTTGCGTTCTCCTATTCTGATATGGATTGAATATTAGGTGCTTCTGGGTCTATGTTGGGATTGCCAGTCCTGTAATGTACACTAGCGGGCATCACCTCCTTTTCTCTCTCTGTTGCACTTTAAGAACTCGACGTTGAACTTCTATGAGCAAACAGACAGGCTGAGAGTAATGAAATACTAAGCGCCTGCCAAAAGGTGACCGTAGTCAGACCGAAGATTTCTGGCATGAGCGCATTCCACAAGTAGTAGACAGGGAGTGCCATTAGAAGCGCCAATGCTACAGCCAGAAACACAAATCCGATTACGTCAGCGATAATTGCCTTCATTTTTTTCACCTCCTTTTCTCAGTATGGATTACTTGCCTGCCCACAGCGTTTCAACCCGAGTGAGGCATCAGGTGCGTAGGCTTGGCCCGATCCGAACTATGACTCCCTGTCGTTGACATCATAATCCGCTAATGCTGCTGATAGTATGCTGGCGAGCAGGGAGTTGAGACTGAGATCCTCCAACATTGAGCACGGAATTTTTGTCTTCATTTCTGCCTCGCCACGTTGGCCCCGAAATATATCCTCTTCATTTCCCACTTGGACCCCCAATGTTATCACACATATAGTTGGCATCTCTTTGTTTTCCGTTTTCCTCAATGCCCATATTGATTCAAATTCATCCTCTAACTGTTCTTCTTCGTCCATATATGCGGACAGAGCACTGTTCAAGTTAGAACGAATTCGGCTCAGGTTTAGGATTTCCCTGTGTAGTTCTATTTGTGCCTGCTCCAATGCCTTGTACTTTTTGGTCCAGTGGTCATACTCGCTTTTTATGAGGGCGAGTTCATGGAGTATAGACTCCATGTTCTCTCGTCGATTGTTCCAGCACTGTGCTACTTCCTCCTCTGACTTCTCCATTTTGAGGAAAACAACTGCTATCTGACAGGTGGGGCATTTGATGCGGCCTTCCCCGCTGACTGGATAGCGACTATATGCTACTTGTCCGCCGCAAAATGGACATGGCTTTAGTTCATTCATATTGCTTCTTTTCCTCCAAGTTCTTTCTAACGATAGCCGATAGCGATGTGCTAATCGTGCTTGCCCCTTCAATATCACGATGCTGAATCTTCTGCCAGGGACATAGAGTATCTGGTGCTTTGCGATCCTTCAGCCAAAGACCTACATCATAAGCCTCTCCCTTCAGCATGAAGTCCCACACGCTTTGGTCAAGGTCAAGTTTTATTGTAATCGGAAACCTAACTTCGTGCTCAGTTTCCTTCTCTGGCCCAAGGCAATTGCAGATATTCCTCGTGATGTCGTGGGCGAGAAGCGAGAACAGTTCATCGAGGCTATCTCGGAATCGCCCAATGGCTTCCTGTTCTGAGCAGTTGATGTCAAAGCCAACTTCGTAAATGAGGAAGTGGCGTGGCTTCTCAAATGGAGCGTTTACAATAGGACGAACCGGGAGAAAAGAGCCAAAATTGTCAGGATCAAGTTGATAGATAGTGTTGTCATCAGGTTTATCATTTGGCTCAAATAGAATCCGAAGTGCCCTCTTTAGTTTTGATGTGAATTTCATCAAACTCTTTCCCCTTATTCCTGCTCATTGGTTGGATAGAATGTATCTGGGTTGCGCCCTACAAACTTGGCAAAGGTCTCGGTAGGATCATCCCACCTGACTCCCCTTTTGCCAACCCGGTGGGATTTACCAGTATAGTACCATACGACGGCGAACAGAACCAAGATCAATGTACCGCCGCATGCCATACATATCGTTCCAGTTCCTAGCGTTCCTAGCGGGAGCCAATCCATTAGCCAATTCATTTTTATTCTCCTTTTCTCTCAGTTTCTAACGATAGCGATGCGCTAGTCGTGCTTGCCGTTGCCGCTTGCGTCTAACGCGCAGTGCGCGATGCCAGCCGTGCGGTGGGCGCTGGCTACGCCTATGCTTGCTGCTACCGGCGGCGCGCCTCTTGCCTTCCTCGCCGCCGCCGAGGGCAGTTACCAGCCGTTCAAACCAGTTACGCCTTTTCATTGCTCTCTCCTAGAACCTCGACAATCTCTGCAAGTGATGCACGGCAAGGAATCTCCTCTCCAGGTATCCAGGCCCCACTCAAGACCCCGAGGCCACCAGTAGACTCTTCTGCGGGTGCAACGGGAAACCATGCTTCCTCGTCAGAATCGAAATCCCGAAGTGCTATGGCAATGAATATCCCCTTGCGTCGATGCTCAATTCTCAATCTTTGTCCCTGCTTGATCTTCAACGGCTGTCTCCTTTCACCACCGCTATGGCGGCGCGTGCGATTGCATTGCATTGATGAAATATCTTTAGTATATCATTAGCGTCGCCCCACGGGGGATACTTTAGCGCCGCGATTTTCTCCAGCGCCTCCAGCATCTGCGGCGCTGCGAGGATGAGGCGGAAATCTGCTTCTCCTTCTGGACAAGGTTCCAGGTGGTGTTGATGATGAGTAGAGAAGACATTCCATTTTGTCCATACCTGACAAATGATACGGGTCTCATCTTCGTTGGTGATCTCGCGATAGTGTTTGCCGCAGTCGCCGCTAGCCCTCCAGGTCGTCATGGTGTTTCTTTCCCTCCATTATCTCATCACGGATGAGCCGTGTCATCAGTATAGAACTCATGTTAAACTGCGCGGCGAATTCTTTTATATTTCTGCCAAGAATAAGCCCCTTGCGGATTATTGTCAGCATTTCATCTGGTGTAGGCTTTGCTGCTGCTATGGCGGCATTGGCAGTGCTGCGCACTGGCTGCCAATCTGTCCAGTCCACTGATCCATCGCGGACTTCCATCATGTTATCTGCCTTGTCGCGAATAGTCTCCAGTGCTTCCAGCATCTGCGGCGCTTGCAAGATGAGCCGAAAGTTGGCCTCGCCGTCGGGCCAGGGTTCGTCACCGTGTCCATATCCGCTTTGCCGTGTACGGACGTGGCAAATAACCCGTCTGCCCTTTTCGTCGGTGATTTCGCGGCTATATCTGCCATAGTCACCGCCGTCCTTCCAGGTGGTCATTGTCTACTCCTTTTCTCTGCTTCCCTTCTGTTGACGTTGAATCCTGCTTTCTCCAATCCATCGTCTATGCACCGTCGGACAATCTCCGCCAAGCTCAGTCCAGTTTGCATAGAGTGCATTCTGAGTAGTTTGACTTGGCGCTCTGTGAGATAGTGATTTGTTCGCTTCATTTTGTCTTTTCTGGTGGCATGGAGAGGTGGTTGAGGTCCCCCATCTTTCATGTTGCAAAGGTTCTTAAGTCCATAGTGAGCAATCCAGTGTTGCTCACGTTCTGCCCAGTTGTTTTCGTCAGTCTCTTCAATGGTCACAAGTCTTGGTTCAAGCCCCTGTTGATGTAGTTCCCTTAACCATCTATATACATATGTGTTTTGGTGATACTTTTTGCTCTGGGCGATGTATAGATGCTGCTTGAATCTCAATTCTGGGTTTTGGGATTTGCCCACATATCGTACCTTGTCAGTAGTAGGACATACAAGACCATATATTGCAACAGTTCTTTGTCTCTTAGTCATCGGTGATGCCTTTTTTCTCTGCCTCTTCGCGTATAAGCATCTCAATGATACCTGTTTGACTAGCGCCTATCCGCTTTGCTAATTTCTCGAGTAGTCGTTTACTTTTGGCACTGAGGCTGAAGCTGGTTTTCTTCTTCTTCTCATCCATGCTGCTATTATACCGCACTTTGCGGTATACGTCAAGTCGCATCTGGCTCCGCCACCATCGCCAGCGAGGGGAACAGCGCTTGGCAGACTTCCCGCTCGTTGGTGATGCGGCTGCCTTGGGGAATCTTGCTATCATCTCCTATTATCAGCACAGGAGGATATGCACACCGATATAGCCGATACACTCCAGGCCGGACTACCATCGCCTTCACGACGAACAGCATCATGTCCCCGGCCTCAATGTCGCTAGGGTCTACTGTTTCGTCAATGGCAGTTTCTGCTTCCTCCATCTCGGCGAGGTCGCCCAATATCTGCGCATCATCGTCGCTGAGGAAGTTCAGCCCTTTTGAGGTCTGAGTGTCCTCCTGGATACTGTTAGAGGCATCTTTTAGTGTCGCTAAGGTGTCTCCCGTGGCATTGGCGTCCTTCCAGTCGTTCTCAGCCTTAGAAGCGAACCAAGGCGGTATTTTGGATTTCTCATCCAGCCACACGAATTGACTTTCCAGGCCACAATGGGAGCACTTGGCAAAGGGGCGGCCTTTGTTTGCACCTTCTTTCTTGACCTTCCAAATCCCCTTTGGCTTGTCACACTTTGGGCAATCTCCCGCTCTCAGCCGCCACAGCCACAGAGTGCGCAGTGTCTCACGCAGCCGTTCTTGCCAGCCAGGGAGCCGTGTAGTCCAGCGTGTGACTTTAGAGCCAAGTGGTTTGCCGGTACTGGCGTCCACTAACCAGGCGCGAAGCGAGTCCTTGCCGCTCGGAGCTGACATGCCGTCTGGCCCGATGCTGCTCCTCACCTCGATTGATGTGGTACGATCAGGCCCAGCTACCCTGTATGTGTACTCGGACTGAAGCAGTCCGAGGCACACCCACAGCGGCTCGCCAGTCTCACGGTGCGTGGGCAGGGCGTCCTCGAATTCTGACTTGGTGAAGGTGTCAATTGTCATCTGATTCTCCTTTGGCTGCCTCTTTGAGTTGCCTATAAGCCTGCCAGAAGGGGCCATGGTCGCGGGATAGTGGCTCGTTAGTCCAAACCGAGACATTGCCTGGTACTGGACTGTCGTGGACTGTGATACTGAATCCTATCTCCTCTGCTGCCTCGCGGATGAACTCCGCGTTTTCAGAGGGGATGTTTGATAGGAATTCTGGTGAAGACTGATACTGTTCTTGATACTGTTCTGGTGTCATTTTACTCCTTTCTGAATTGCGCTGAGCAAAGATACCCGTTGCTCTGGCGTCGCCAGATCTAGCAGCGCACCAAACACCGGCGCTGATGGCCTCCGCTCTCTGCTCTCGTAGCGCGAGATGGAAGCCTCGCTGACATTGAGCAGGGTTGCGAACTGTTTCATTGTGCTATCGCCTCGCACTTCTTTGATGATCTTGGCTAGGTCCATAATGATGCTCCTTTTGGTCTCCTTGCCCCGATGCGGCGAATGCACGCGCACCGGGGCAGGTTGTTGCTACTTCTGTTCCAATCTCTCGACACGATGTATGAGCCCGTTTATTGCTCTCCTCAGGCTTCCAACATCTTGCCCCAACTCTCCTACGCGGATGTACATGTCCTCTGACGATACCAAAAGAGATTTGATGTCAAGTAGTTTCTCTCGGACTACGTGCAATGTCTCGACCTCAGACTCTGCTTCATCGGAGTGTACTTCGTTGATACATTCCGACAGATCAGCGATTGCCAAGATAATTAGGTTCATTGCGGTATCTATATCACTCATCTCATCCCTCCCTTTCCGCCGCGTACCGCTCTGCCCGTGCCTGTGCCAGTTCGGCGCGTTCTGCCGCGTAATCGGCTTCTTTAGCAGTCTTATCCATCCGCTCGCAAATCGCAATCAGCGCATGGGCGATGGCGAGTTGGGCGTTGAGTTGTGCTGTCTCTACCACGTCGCCTATAGAATCTGCGCTATGGGCATAGAACTGAGCTTCTTTCAAGTGGTCAACCATATCGTCTCATCCCTCCATTCCCGCGCTCTCGCGGTCTATCTCCGACGCCAGCACCGGCTCAGGCTCGGCGGCCAGCGCGTCATAGTCGGGTTGCATTGGGTCGCGGTCAAGCCAAGTCATTACCTCTGCCACAGTCAATGACGTGTAGCCATCGGGGACGTCTCGATCTGGATTGCAGAAGTGGCAGGGATAGAATAGCTCCTCATCGTTCTGTTGGTATTGATACTTGCCTGCCAGCCATTGGATAGTGACTGCCGCCATATCCTCCAGCGCCTCCCTACAAATAGCTTGCATCCCGTCCACGCTTCCGCACTCGCGGCAGCAGGTGAACTTGCGCCTGCCGACGTACCGATCCTGCGGCTTGGCGTCCATCGCCTCATCTCGTTGCATCGCTGCCGTTTCTTCACTGATGTTAGAATACTTGGGCATTCTCGGCCTCCTCGTGGATGATCGCCTCCAGCCAATCGGCGGCAAATTTGTACGCGCTGGCCCTGCCGTCGCTCTGGCCCCCCCAGTATTCACCTGCGTAGTCATCTCTTTCACTGGCGTTTCTTGCTGATATATCGCGTAGGGTCTTAACTAGTGCCCTGGCGTCCTCGTCTGTTATCATCATGCTGCCTCCTTGATAGCCCACACCGCCGCCTCGCTCGGTGTCATGCCGTCATCGTACCAGTCGCGGCATAGGTAGTCTGGCAGATCGTAGACGCTGCAACCCGCCAGCATGTACACACGGTCATCCACCTCTTTCATCCATTGGTCGAAACTCATCGCTATCTCCTCGTTAGGGTGGGGTGCTCCCGTCCCAGCGCCGGGGCCGGAACGGGATGCGCGGGTTAATCAAAGCAGTCTTTGATAGCCAGTTCCAGTGAGCACTCGTAAACTTCATATGAGTATGACATGCCGTCAATACCCAGGTGCTCACAGCGATTCTCAAAGTTCACCATAATCCCTGTGTCGCCGAAGCCGGTTTGCGGCACTGTGACGAGGGCGGCGATTTCCTGCTTGCACTTTGGACAAACGTGTTTTTCTGTATGCGTCCTCGCCTGCCAATAGTTGCTCATCATTTCCTCCTCGTGTAGGGTAGGGCGCTCCTGTCTCAGCGCCGGGGCCGGAACGGGATGCGTGGATTACTCCTCTGCGAACAGCAATGCAATGCCAAATTGATTGGAATACTCTGCTAGCGGTATCCATTGGCAGTATTCTGACACCTGTTGTGTATTGAACGCTGCTGATTCCGGCTCAAGGATTATCCAGAATGGTCCAAGAATCTCTTGCATTTCCAACGCCGTGTGGGGTTCATTGTCCTTGCGAAAACAATGTCCCTCGGTATCACAGAATATGCCACGCTGTCCTTTGTTGCACCAATTTACAGTTAAAAAGTACGCTTCGTCCATTTACGTTACCTCCTTTGAATTGGCTACCGTCTCGGTCGCCGTCACGTCGGAACGGGTGAGTGGGCGATAAAAAGCCAATCTCTAATATCTACCGTTTCCGCTTCTTACCACTGGCTTGACTCTCGCGCCGACGTGACGAGGGCCGAGGCCCTGCGTCGTTTTGTCAAGTGATACTTTTGCACCAGCCATAGCAATCTACTCTGTGAAGATTCACTAGCCCCTCTGGTGTCTCAATTATGGCGGTGCGGATAGCGCCAGGCCACCGCTTGCGCCCATCTGCTATCTGGGTAGAGGTCTGGGTAATCTCTCCGCCCAACTCCTGCGCTGCCTGTTGTAGCGATTCCCAGAATTTGCTCATGTCTAACATGTTAACCTCCTTATGAGTATAAACTGATAGCCTCCCTCCAGCCTCCCCGGTGGCTCTAGACTATTCCCCATTCTTCAGGCATAAAGTCACCTGGCCTGAATCCTTCCGGGGGCTCTGTAAAGACCCAACGGGCATTAATACTATCCCAGCGGACTACTCCTCCACCTTGGGTATATGCGTAGTCTGTGTTGTACTTTGGATTGTACGGGCACCCAGGTGCATGTTCGCCATCAGTCCATCCGCAAAAACTACAATCTTGCCTTTCCATTTTTACCCCCTTAGTCCCTCCAGCTTCCCCGGTCGCTCTCGCGTACCCGGCGCAAGTCGCCGGGCGGGCTGCCGTCGGTTCGGCTGCCGGGTATTGCGGCCCGGTTGAGGGCTGGCTACTTCCCTTGTAGTGAAGCCTTGCATATTTCCAAGTAGCGTACCCAGGCGATATGTTCCTTTTCAACTGCCGCTTGGTATCCTTCACATATATCCAGGTCCTCAACACAAGACACCTTGCCGTCAGCTACCAGCGCGTCGTGGATTGCCCATGCTGTTGCCCGCGCGTTGGCGTATTCTATATATGCTTCACTTGCGTTCATTGCTCTCCTTTTCTTTCGGTTCGGCTGCCGGGCGTCGATAGCCCGGTGGCGGGGGGAGAGGGGGCTACTTTCCATATAGCAGTCCTAGCAGTCGTGCAATATGCTGCTGGCCGTATTCCACGACCATTATGGCAGAACACATCTGGCTGCTATTGCTACGAGTGCAACCCTTCTCGGCCAGGTCGTCAATCTCTTCGTTGGCTGCCGCCACTCTCGCTCTGGCGTCGGACAGAGCAGCTTGCAGCGTGCCCTCAGTTACTACGAATGTTTTCTCAGACATTGCTCTCTCCTTTTCCGTTCTCTTGCCGCCGCCCTGCGAACTCAAGACGGCGGATGATGCTTATTCTTTGACTATCACCAATGTGGGCGAAATGCCTGCTCTCGGAAATTGATATGTAAAAGCGAAGCCTTTGTATCGCAATGGCCGCTCATATGCAAACCATTGCTCCAGTTCCTTCCTCGAAACAGATATACCGATTCCATTAGCCAGCCTCGTCAATGAGCGGCTCCCCACGCCAAATCGCTCGTGTTCGGAAATTAGTGCCTCCAGCAGTTTCGTTTTGTTGTCCATTGCCTCCTTCTCTATCTCCTGCGCTAGCAGCAGCAGGGGGGCTGCTACTCTATGGAAATACTTTCCTGAATGCCTCTTCTGGCGTCGTGTTGTAAACGCTGGTGGCCCACACCGCCTGGTGTACCCGGTCGCAAATCGCCACATTGCCCACCCTCACTGTACTGGTGAGATATGGATCAAATTCGCCGCCTCTTACCTCTAGCACGCCCACGCCGTAATGCCTGGTGAAGGCTTCCGCCGCTGCTACCATTACGGCGCGGGTGATAGTGCGGCGAGTTCCAATATACTCGTTCAGGTATTCGCCGCCCTTCAAGTGTGCTGTTTTGTCGGCTACTTCCGTCTCTGTAGGGCCGTCTATCCAGATGATATTGACAGATGAGCCCATGCTGAACCGCTTGACGCGGACTGAGAACTTGGTATTGGGATACTCTGCTTTGAGCACCCTGCGAACAGCCTTTGCACTTTCGGTTGTGTCTTTGTATACCATTCTTCTCCTTTACCCCCTCCGCGTCCCGTCAGTGCTAAGAACACCGACAGCCTGCGCTGAGATGACGTATGCTGTTTTATTCCTGATCATCGCCTGCGCCCGTGCCTGTGTCATCTGCGCAGTTATCATGACGCCGTCCCGCCAGAATTGCACTCTGGAGGTTTCGACATTCTCCGCGTCTCGCTGCCACTTGGTTGGCTTCTTGTTCATCTTCTCCTCCTCTGTTTCTGCGCCAACGCGGTCGCACGGGGGCGCAGTGGCTGAGATGCTAGATTGCTATTGCCTTCGCCAGATGATTGAAAAAGTGCATCACGTCACCGTTGACGAAGTCAATCTTGATTAGCATTTTCTTGATTGCTGCCTGCTCTTGCTTGGTGGCGATCGTGATGTATTCAACCACGACCGCTAGCGGGATGAGGTTGAAGCCGCTTGCGCCCTCAACCTCAAAGACGTGGTCAGTATCTAATTCCTTCTCTCCTACGAACTTATTAATCCAAGACATTGCTTGCTCCTTTTGACTTAGTTTACCGTCGGCCACTCCTGATTGCCGGGAAGGATACCGGGCTATTTCTCTACCTGATTGATAAATACTTTTTTGTAGATACGGTGGTCCTTGCCCCGCATCCTTTCCACACGTAAGTGCGGATGCGAAGTGCATTTGAACCACGATGGCACGACGAGGTATTGGTAAGCCCAGTCATCTGGTACTATAATGATTAGATCTGCCATATCGTTGCAGTGGCAGGCCGGGAATTTTATCCCGAAAGCTTCCACGCCCTTGTTTACGCGCTCCACGTTCTCTGCGACGCTATCTATAACGTGGATGGCGCTCTTATGTTTCCCTTCAAATTTGTATCTCATTACTCTTCTCCTTATTCTGCGCTGGCGCGGTCGCATGGGCCGTGCTGATCAAACTGGCTTTATGATAATCATGTCGCTATCATCGTCCTGACAAATAGAATAGAATTGACTGTATTCCTCACACACAGCCAGCACATGCTGCGCTCGCGGAGATGATACATTGAGCGCTTTGCCTGGCTCGGCAATGACCTCGCCGCTTTCAGGATGTACTATATCACATTGAACGAATAACATCTTTTTCTCCTTTTTGAGTAAGTAGATGCTCATGCGCATCTTGCCATCCACCGGCCACCAGTCGGCGGCGACCCGGTCGGTGTTATTCGCCGAGCATTACTCCGGCACGTCCGTGCGTCCCGGACAACCGATGGACGCCAAGATAAGCGTGAGCCAGTTGGGCCAGCGGCCAGCAGGGGCCGAAGCCCGCTGCCTGCGCGACTCTTTGACAGATAGATGACTGCGTTGCCTTCCGCTACCACTTCCTACCCATACGCTGGGGCGTTACTCCCAGGCTTCACGTTCATTCCGGCTTGGGTTTCAGCGCGTCCATTCCTGCGGTGCTCAAATTGCGACTTCGTAATCTGCCGCAACCAGGCCCTGTCTAGGCGGTATGCGCCAATCCCAGGCCTCCCGTGGCTTGGCCTAAAGCGGGATGAGTTTGGCCAGAACGTCTACCGGTTGGACCTCACCAATCTGTCATCTATCTGTCAAAGAGCCGCTGCCTGCGCGTTTTCGTTCCGATGATTAGCAATGCCGGTTCCCCCTTCCCGGCCTCCTCAGCCCGCCACGAGTACTCGCGGTGGCGTTCCCCGTTTGCCTCACGGCTCCGGCGCAAGTTCCCCGCAGGCGCTCACATTTGCCTGCGTGCTGGATTTTACCAGCCCCCTTGCTAATCATCTTGCTGCCGACGCGTTTTTGTCCAGGTCGCGCCCCCTGGGAGATATTAGTCTCCAAAGACCAAGCCTTCCTCGTCCCACTCGACGGTGTAACCCCTGCTTTCGGCGAAGTCCTCTTGACGCCTTCGCTCATTCACGTCATCGCCCATATCAACGTACTTTTCAAAAACCTTGCCGCTAGGCCAGGTAGCCTTGAACTTCGTCAATCCTGCTTCCATTGTTTCCTTGATGACTACTGTACCTTTTGACATTTTATTACTCCTTGTTTCTTGTACCATCTTTCCGCCACAGCAAGGACATGTCATTTCACGCCTCCTCACCACACTTGACGCACCTGTACACGACAACGGTAACGTACCGTTTGGTCACCTTACACCACACCCGTTTGAGGGTGCGAACTGCCCATTCACCACAAAGTTTACACTTTAACATTTCACTCCTCCTTAGGGTTTCTCTCTTGCTCATTCAGATTTAACCGACCCAACCATTGCCAGTTCCTATTTCGTTTCCCTGCTGCTCAATCGAGTTTCGTTCGGTTCCTATGCGGGCTTGTCATTGTTTTAGTGCCATTGAAAACCTCGCTTTTTACGCAAAACTCCCCGCTTGTGTACGTTGGTGTCTAGCCAAACGTAGGGCGCTAAGCCTACACAAGAGGGGAGCTTTACCTCCAAGTATGCAATTGAAAACGCCCTATTGAGCGTTTGGCTAGACGGTCTTATTATACTGCATGATTGGAAATAAAGCAAGTTCCCTGCCCACCCGCCTCCTCCAGCGCCTGGGCTATTTCGCCGTCTCCCCTTTCAGTTTACCAGTTACTATTCAGTCTCTGCGACTTACCGCCTCGGTGGCCGGTCTTTATTTGGCCTTCCGATTGTGCCTTCCTGTTCGCCTTCCGGGGTTTCGGTTGTTAATGTTCCTTTGGTTCGTTTCCTTCGTTTACTACGCTATAATAATATCATATAACTTACCGGAAGTCAAGTCTTTTGGGCAAATTGGTCACGGATGGTTGTTTCTGCAAGGTTTCCGACGTGATTTTGCAGGGTTTTTGCGCACTTTTGCAAGGTTCTTGGGGATGAAAAGTGGTGAGAATCTATTGACTTGTTTGATTTTCAAGAATTGCCTCTCGTTGACACATCTGCTAAAGTGTGCTATAATCGGTACAAATGGGGGAACAGATGGAAACGAGCAAATTGAAAAGCATCAATCTCTCCGCCATAGGCGGCGTAGACACGGCGGTCATCTTGGAAATGGCGCGCGGCTGTCTTGCCGTTCTCACGTCAGCACGCAAGTCAGCGGCACTGTTACTCCCCTGGCCGTGGTCCATCAGGATCGCCGAACTCGCCGCCGAGGACTGTCGCACGATGCAAAATGTCCAGCAGTATGGTGGACTCAAAACAGAAGTCCTCGCATCTCTCGCTGACGGCCAATTTCGCACTGTCTGGCTGCGGGCTGCTGAGCCGGTGGCAATTCTGTCGCGGTATCCGCAGGACGAGGCCGAGCGTGAGGACATAGCACAGAGATATTTGGCACTTTTGGAGGACTAGAGGATGTCTATTACACTATTCTGCTGTCCACACTGCAATACCTATTCTCTTGATGCAACTGTGAGGCTATATATCGGCGCTACTTTGGAACCCCGGCGTGGCAAACTACGAGTAAGTGACGATGCCTCACTACCGGAGGGAATAAGTATTCCATTGGAGGACATTGTGGAAAGCCACTGCCCAGAGTGTAGCAGGATTACAGAATTAGTTGTTCTGGATGAATGCCCGCACCAATGGAAAGCATGGCGAACAGATGCTTGGGGAGTGCCACATAGCATTTGTCGGTTCTGTGGTGAAACGCGGAAGGGGAAAATAGTTCTCTGAGATGTGGTTCGGGGCCAGGCGGCGGGTCTTGCATACCCGTTCTCCTTTACTCGCGAAAGCGGGGTTTCCGCTTGGCCCCGACACTAAGTCTAAGTTTTAGGAGGTCAGTAAAATGACACACATAGTTACATCAGCTGGATTCATCATCGTGGCTGTCGTCGTCGCCTTTGGCTTGACGCTGCTAGCGACCGTGATGATAGCCAACTTCAAGGCTGCTAGGCAAGAGCGAGAGGGACGCGAGCCGCCACCAATGCATCCAGACGATGCAGAATTCAAGAGAGGAGCATAATGGATACCTTCACGATCATCGTGATTGCACCAACCGTCGTGGCGGCACTGGTAGTAGTCGCTCTATGGTTTCGTGGCAGAGTGACCGACGTCCGTTCTCATCCTGGCGGAGGGTGGGAAATGGATATAAAGGAGTGAGGATGAATACAAACAAAAAGTTTTTGAGTCCTGAGCAGACTGGCGGTCCAACGATCTTCTGCCAGAATCACAGTGAATATCTGGCAATCGAGGGCGACCAGATACGCATCTTCCACATTGCGCATCTAGCAAAGGTGCTCGGTGATCAATGGCAGGCGGGAGTCACTCCACAGGAACACGCCTCACTGATTCTTCTCGCGTGTTGTGGCAAAGGATTGTTTGAATGGTTAGGTACAGGAGGTACGGCATAATGACTAGAACCAGCAATTTAGGATTGCCCATTATGTTATTCGGGATGCTCATTTTGTTTGGCGTCATCGCGCTGGTGATGCTTGGTCAAGTCCAAGATTTGGAACTGCCATATCCAGTGCCAACTGTTGTGTTTGGCTTAAAGCCAGAGCATCATGGCGAGTTAAATAGGATAGGCATACCTACTGCCAGATATGACGAGTTACGGAGAGAATACGAAGGTGATTCAGTCGCACAGCAGCAAATAGATGTATATGATCCTGCCACGGAATACCACAAAAGATTGAGGGAGTACGTTGAGGCGTTCAAGTTAAGCGACGGGGAAAAAATCACGGAATTGAAGGATTGGTTCGAGGAACATTATCCCGATATCCATATAGGAGGTAAATAGAATGACGAGGACAAGTTCATTAGGGACTATGGTACTGTTGTTCGTTATGACGTTGATCATAAGTGCTTTTGCTCTCACTATGCTCAGCAGCGCCAGTATCACTTTGCCAGCCACCGGTGCTACAGTTCACCAGGCCGCTGCAATAGACTGGCTGCGACCTGACCAGGTACCTGTGCCGAACAATCTGATTATCAGTGCACATGCCGCCAAGCATCACGGAGACACTGAGCAAATATACGCAAATCTCCTGCAAGGCAAATGCGCTGAGGTTGCCAAGTTCTGCGGTGGGTCTGAGCAGGAGTTCGCGTACTTTTGCGTAGACCCAGTGACCGGCATTGTTGGCGCTATACTACAGATCGGCGATGAGATAACGACGGGTTACTACGAGAAGCCTGGCTCAGAATACTGGGTCAAGCGTGTGCCGCGTGAGAGATGGGAGGTGTGCAAATGACTGCTGCCAATGTGAAAAAAATAACTACCGAGGAATTCTGGCAAGAGGCTGAGACGTGGCTTGATGGTGTCGCGAATATGGTCTCGCATAGGTGTTATCAGGAACACAGCATGGTAGGGATACGGGCAATTCAACGTGATGTGCGCAAGCATCTCACCTGGATTGACGAGGCGCTATTGCAGATCGAGTTGCGGGAAGCGAAGTCTGTGAAGGAGAACTAAATGTCGGTCAGTATTTGCGTGGAGGCACATCGTAGAATCAGTGAGGCCGACATGGAATACGTGGCTATTTACAACAGTCTTGTTTCCAAGGGAATCAAGCCGCCAGCGGCAGTAGTCAAACATCTACAGGGAGCCTTGGGTAACAACAACTTTTTCCCGGATGAGAAAATTACTATATCACCCGACACTGAGATGATAGCTATCAGTGTTGGGGGTGCGGGCGATGCCAGACATAGTGGTGGCATGATTATTAAGATTGCCGACTTGCCGCCAGGGACTGAGGCGCTGAGAATCTATATGAGTTAAGGCTATCCTGGCACACAGATGGAGGCGGTTTAGAATGACAGGTTATCATATCACATTGGGATACAACGGCGTAGCGTGCATTGACTACGATGATATGTGGGAAATCCTTAAACAGAAGGTGCGTGAAATCTGCGACCAGCCGCGAGTTATAATTGCCGAGGCCCGCAGACTTGGCGCGCCAGAAGCTTGCTCAAAAGGGTGTTGCAGTTTGGATACCTATGCCGATAATTATGCAGAGTCCTTTGAGACCTATGGACATCCTATCTCAATAATCAACCGAGGTGAAGGCGATCGTCAAATTATGCAATTAGCATCAACTGCTGGCCCCATTAAGTATCATGTCCGCAGGGCATTTGTGCGACTTTTAATTGAGGCAATGCACAGAGAAGAAATTGAGGTAAGCCTGATCGTTGCCTAATAATAGTATCGTTGAGTTGGGCTAGTTGCGGTACGCAAAAGGAAAGAATGATGGCTTCTGACATCATCATGATGCTCATCCTCAGCGCCACTGCTTGCATTGCCGTGCTGCTCATGGCCAGAGTTCCCGATGTGCCAGGTCATTACACTGATCCCACCTGGATCGTGGCCGCGATGTCGGCGGTGCTGATGGTGCTTGGGTTCTATACGGTGACGTGGTTGTGTCGGATGTTCCGAGCATTTGAACGACTACTGCTCATCCTGACTGGCGTCGAGCCAGAAGAAGCACAGTTTCACCTTCGCGCGACGCTGAAACGAATGCGGAAGTTGATCGAGGAGTTGACACACGGATGAAATTGGTTGAGGTTGCTCGGCAGATCGTAATCACTGATGTCGATGTTCTCTCTCCAAGACTGGGGGAGTCGCTGATGTTCGCTGTTAGATATGCACGCCGACAGAGCTTGGAACCCGATTTGGTTCTATCACGTTCTGACTTTGAGAGACTGATCGATTACTGGCCCCGATTTTACCTGGAAGGCCCTGTTGTGAAGACTCGTGATAAGGATATTTGGTTTTGGCTGAGGCGATTCTTTGCCAGAAAGAGGAGAATGCCGCCATTGTTGTCATTATCATTGAACGACGAGATGCTGGAGAGCTTCAAAGAACGAATGCTAGAAAAGCAAGCAATCCCGATTGATGGCGTCTGGGTTCCTGTGGATATATTGGGTGAGTAATTCTCTAATGGGTGAGCAATGAAGGAATGCTTACGCCGCCTCCGCACTCCCGGTCCCTGGCTATTCAGACAAGCCTGGTCTGGCTATGCTGAGGTCAAGCGCCTCCACCCCGGCGCAGAGGCATGGAGACGCAGTGGCGAGGGACTACGCGGGGCTTGGGAAGCCTTCATGCAGTCCATTCTCAGCCCCACGGCATGGACAGCACTCTGCTTGCTACTAGAGCGTCAATATGACCTGCGCTGGCTGTGGATCAAGCCTGGCGGCTATTTCTACACTAAAGCCGGGAATCGCCGCAAGGTCATTCGCAAGAAACTCGTCCCGCGCATCATCACGGTGACACTCCGCGACCGTCTGGCTCACGCTGAACACATCTACTACGAATCGCTCAAATCGGAAGTCTTTGATTCCAATGCCGTCGTAGTGATGACCCTGGCTCTCGCGGGTTCTATCACTGGCGGTAAGTTCTCTGCCGCCACAGCACACATCAAGCGCGAACCATTGAGACAGAGACGTAAGCGGTGGCGGCTCTGGCTGCCGAGCAGGACTTCTAGTCTGCGCTATCTCAGAGATATTGGCTTCCTGCAGCAGTCAGACGATGATGGACCGCTGCTTTGATAATGTAAGGATTCTGTAATGATACGAGAACTTCAATCCCAAGTGAAACACTTGTATGCCGAACGCGGCTATGATGCAAAGGTGCAGACTCTCCTCCTTGGCGCAATGGAGGAAATGGGCGAATTGGCTCAGGCGATTCTTTTGACGGAGTGTGAAGATTTCAAGCCGTCGGCTAAGAAGATGCCTTTGATCTGGGCAGATGCCCGTGACCCTGGGCGGCGCATCGTTGCTCATGAAGTAGGCGATTGCATTACTTATCTTCTGGCATTGTGCAATCGTCTTGGGATTGAGCCTTACTTTAAGTGGCTCCATGACAATGACCCTCGGATTTGAGTCTAGAGGCTCCCCCTGAGTCAACCTACCATGGCAAGTACCAGGGTCAGACCGGCCCCACACCCGCGCGTCCCTAGTTTTTTCTACCACTGTCTTTTCTTGACAGATTCGATAAACTCTGGTATAATATAGTTGCGTCGAAAGACGCTGGTGGATGGCACAGAGTAGCCTACTACTCGGCCCCCTATGCCCTGGTGAAAACCAGGGCATTTGCTTTGCTCAGTCTGGCTCTAACTCCCTTCTAACCTTTCCCCCTTTTATCCCCCCTTGACAATCCCGCTCAAATCTGCTATACTGTCTGTAAGACGGTAGGATAAGTGGCATGGTAGCGCTAGGGTTGTTTGCGTTGCGGGGACTGGCAACTGCTATGAGGCCAGTACCAAACAGGAGGAGGCCGACGAGTCGGAGGTGATGCATCACTTCTAAACGATGATCGCGGTACTCCAAAACTGACACCCCTGAGGGGAGAGACGCAACAAATGAAGAGTAGGGAGCCAGTAGGGGAACCTGGCCTTGTCCTGCTGTTCTGGAGACTGCATTTCTGCTATGCTGTTACCATGATTAGAGAAATAGGAGGAGTATAGAATGTTAAGGCGCAGGTTTTTGCAATTCGTGGCTGCAGTGGCTGTCTTTGGCACACTTTTGCTGCTGGCTGTCGCGTGTTATTGTATTGAGTGTCCTTGTCTATTTTAGCGTAATCATCGACATAATGCGGGGTAGTGGAGTGGCGTCAAGCCGGGCACTAATCCAGAGACACCAGGTCTAATCCGGAGACCCAGGTTCGATTCCTGGCCCCGCTACTGTACCAAGTGCAAGGCAGCTGGGAGGGCTACTCAGTTACCAAGTGGCTTGCTGAGACCTCATCTCACTTGGCTGTCTAACTTAACATAATAGCCGCACCCAGGAGCGGTGCGAGGCGCATCTGCATCTCTTGCGCTCCTCCTTTTCTCTGGGTTGCCTGCGGAGCCCCCCGCCCAAACTCCGCAGGCAACCAAACTCAAGCCAATGGGCAGTCAACTAACTGGCAAACAAGCGCGATTTGTTGAGGAATACCTCCAAGATTTCAACGCCACCCGTGCAGCCGAACGAGCAGGCTATGCAGGCGATGATAACTCGCTTGCTGTCCGGGGGTATGAGTTAGTAAGAAATCCTAAGATTCAGGCTCTGGTTAAGATACGCCTCAACGAGTCAGCGATGACTGCTAATGAAGTCCTGGCTCGACTGGCCGCCATTGCTCGCAGTGACTACAGTAGATACCTCAAAGAAGATGCAACTGTTGACTTTGCTAATCTGCTCGCTGATAGTCAGGGGTTCCTTGTCAAGTCCATCAAGGAAACCAAGTATGGCAAGCAGGTTGAATTCTATGACGCTCAGCGGGCGTTAGAGACTCTTGCTAAGCACTTTGGGCTGTTCATTGAGCGCCATGTCATTGTAGACTGGCGCAGGGAAACACGGGAGGCAGGCTTTGACCCTGCAGCCGCTTTTGAAAGACTCGTCCAAGAGGCCGTCGAAACTGTCGCTGTCGCCACAGGCAATGGACAGCCTGATGTCGGAAGTGTGGCAGGAAGCCAAAAGACGGCTGAGGGAACGACCTAACCAATTATCACTCCTGGCCTGGACACAATCCAAGCGCCCTCTACTTGGCCCCGACAAGCCAGTCGACTTCACCGCGCATTCCTACCTCCTCGACATCTACAGTACCGATGCTAAGCGCCTCGTCATCTACAAAGCTAGCCAGATGGGCG